GTACAAAACTATGACTTCCTGAACCACTTGATGTAAATTCTAAGAAATCTGAGATTGGTATGAATGATCTTGAACTGTATAATCTTATCTGATTCTTCTGTGATAATACTTCAACGTAATATACACCCTCTTCTAAACCTGTTAAAGGTGTACTTGAAGGTTTGTAGAATATTGCATCACCTGTTCTAAATTCAGTATCAGTTGCAAATGATATAATTGAATATTTTTGTGTTACATTATTAAATCCTTGCAGAGAAGTTCCTGTTGAATTAGGAATAACACTCTTTGATACAGTTTCGGTAATGTCATATGATGGTAATGATGAAGATGCAACATAGTAATTTTCATCACCGTCATTATAAGTATTCTGAACATTAGATGTAATTACATTATTACCAAACTGTAATTGTGATGTAGTACTAAAAGCCCTATCTAATTTTCTACGAATATTATAACTGATACCTGTTGCAGGAGTGAATCCTACAATATTATCTAATATTAATTGCTTATCCTGCAATCCAGTCGGATTTGTGGTTTTAATTACTGCATCGGATACATCTACAATCTCAGTTCCTCTCCTTATAATATCAACTTTATCACCCTCTTTTAGATTTGACTTATCAAAGTCAGATTTAAGTAAGAATGTCGATCCATTAATTGAGTCAATTTCAAATGTACATGATGTATTGTAAATCCATGAATTAAAAAATACTTCCTTTTTGGTTTTGTTTACACTTGGATTTGGTACTACTTCTCCTAAATTTTTAACAGTAATTCTCTCACCTTCACTGGTAACACTGGATCCTGTTCTTTCTAGTAATTCAAAATTAGATAAAACACCTGTTATTCTTAATTCTACTCTTTTAGTTAAATCACCATCTTCATATCCAAATATAAATTCATCAGCCCTTACATCATCAGTGCTTGAAATTGATGATCCAATACCGGTACAGTTTAAGAACTGGTTAACAGTCTTGTCACCGTATGTAATTGTGTTTATGCCAGATATTACTGTTCCTGTCGTTCCGAACCCTACAGTCGAATCTACGGTGATTACAGAGGATCCTGCAGATACATTACCTATTGATTTTGATTTTCCGGGTATGGTAAATGTACCATTAATACCACTTCTATCATTGAATCCTACAAATAAACTAATCTTGTAGAAAGTCTTTCTATTTCGTGTTACTATTTCAACTTCTGATACCGAAGCATTAGTTTGTAAATCATCTGATTTTGTAACTGTTTGTCCAAGTAATTTATTTGGATCACCACTTATTACCTCTGCTAATATTATTTCTCTACGAATATACTCAGCACCAGATGGTTTGACTAAAAATTCTTCTAGGTCAATGATCTTTGGAGACAATCCATACAAAACATTAAACAAAATGCGGAAAGATTCTGCTGTTCCTTTAGATTGGTATAATGATTTAGATTCTTTAATAAAGTTACTAACATCTAAATCAGATATAAATTTAGTATCTTCAAGGCCTGGTGTTAGAGAAGTCTTTACTTTCTTATAAAACTCCTGTAGAAACAGAACACTTAGGTTATTAACTACAGAATTAGCATCATGAACACTTGTGGTTGATTGTGTGAATACTAATTCACCGGGATTATTTGTATCAGTAAATGATGTGATACCACTAAAACCTCTTACACAACCTGTAAAACTATTAGTTGTAATACCAGTATATGTAATTACCTCATCATCTATCTTTAAAAGACCATACTCATTCGGAAAACCTTTAGTTGTCGATACTGTAATAGTATCACTTGCAGTTGTTATACCTGCAGTAAGAGTTGTAACACCAACAATTACCTCTGGTGTTAAATTATCTAATTTAATATATTGATCTAGATTGTCACTTAAATCTACTACACCACCTCGATGCTCCTGAGAGATGTAGTATTGCTTTAAAAAGTCAACTGTCTTAGGACTTTCTGAGAGTATAAACTCAGGAAGTTGACTTTCGATTATTTGCTGAACTTGTATACGTTTTTCGATTCCAGTTCCTATCATTTTATGACCTGTTTAGTTCTCCGTTTGAGTAGGATGATGTTACCTTATAGCCAACACCAGATATTTGCTCACCAGATGTAATAGTGTCCTTCACCATATTTATGGTACTACTGGGAATGTTAAAATCTAAGTATAGATCTTGTAATCCTATGACATCATTGGATTCTGGGAATGCCTGTACTTCGACAATATTATTTGCCTTTTCAGTCTCCGTAATGTTAATTGTAGTTAAATTAACCTCACCATGAATATAATCAACAGTTCCTGCAGATTTAACCACAACAACATTGGTTCCTGTTTCCAAATCCTTTTTAACTACGGAGACAACTCCAGTCAGTAAATCTGCATTTGGTGTATCAGTAATATAAACAGTATCACTATTACCTTGAATTTTAAATCCTGTACTCTTAATGTTCAATCCACCAGGCTTTACATTAAATTGATTACCAAAACATAATTCATACTGAGCAAACTGATTGATCAGTGCATTCAAATTACGACGTATTTGTATTCTTGTAATGTTAGAGGTAATTGCTTTATCAATATTATCAATTACATTCAATACCTTACTATACTTAAATCTACCACCAAATCGATTTACATCCCCTGATCGAGAGTAAGTTGTAAGAGATGATGTAATTTTAGTCTTAAGATCATTTACATTTTCAACTGCAGTCGAATTATAGTATATGAATGATTCAACTTCCACATACAATACCTGTAGATCTACAATCTTTTGATTAATACCTGTTAAAGAGTAACTCTTCAACTTCTGTAAAATTTGTGTTTTATCAAAGTCAGATACAAAATCACCATTCTTTGGTTTAATAGTAATGAATACCGTACCAAATTGAGGTGGATCTAACTCTTCACCACCCACGACTGATACACTTTCTGTGTTAGGATATACAGTTTGGATTATACTTTCATAATCTCTTGCTGTAACTGCCCTGTACTGTGCAGAGTAGAGTCTAGGTGCAAAATATTTAACTGAGTCAATTGATTCGATGTCACCACCATTTGAGGATGACTGTATAGTATCTACATTTGGTAGTGATGTTGGTACTACTATATTATTGTTTGCATCTTGAAAACTACCAGAGAATGTAAACACAGATGGCCCATTACCATCCTTACCTGAAGTAACAACATATTGAACTGTAATTACTGCACCGTCTTCTATTTTTTTACCAAATGTTCCATCACCAAATAACAATTCATAGTTCTCATCCTGTACTTCCTGTATCAAGAATGTCTCAGATGCGGATGTAACATTAACAATATTATCAATTAAATTATACTGTTTACCTAATCCGGGATCTGCAGCACCTTTTACATATACAACAATTGAAGATGTGTCAATAGATGAGTTATTTAAAATAAATCTTTGCTCTAAAGATCCATCAACAACAAATTGCGATGTAAGATAAGTTCCTTCAAGAACTTTAATTGGTTCATCTACTGTTCCAAATTGAGCAAGTCCACTATTTACTGTAGTTGTTATGCTTTCAGATATAGAAAATACAAAATCACTATCATCCTGAGTTCCAACACACACTAGACCGGGTTGTAGAGTTATTGTCGGACTACTTGTATTAGTTGCAACCTGAAACTTAATCGATGCTCTGGCTGCCGTTTTAGAGCGTGGTACATAACCAATGTTTCGTGCAAGTGATACAACGTTCTCTCTTAGAGTTGCAGAATCAAGAAATGACTCATTTACAACCAAGTTTGAGTTGAATGCAGAAATATACGTATTATATGCAAGGGTATCAATTAGTACAGAGAAGTTAGACCCTTCAAAATCAAAGTCTGAAAAGTTGGAATTTGCTCGAAGATAGTCTTTAATCTGTTCCTTTATCTGATCAAAGTCTAGATTGGTGAATTTTGTAAACGGCATTATCTTGTGGCTTGTAATATGAACGTAAAGTCTTGTTGTGGAAACTCTTGACCAATAATATCAAATAGTACATTCACCTCAAATTCATTCTGATCAGGTCTAGGTTCAACATTCACTTCTAAATTATCAACTCTAGGTTCAAAGTTTTCAATTGATATTCTTATTTGATCCTTGATTGCTGATGCAGTACCAAAGTCAATAAAGTTATCAAAGAGTAAATCACGAACCTCAGATCCTAAAATCGAGTTAAAAAATCTTTCAGTCGGTATTGTTTGTACAATATTCCTTACAGACCTCTTAATTGCGTTTTCATTACGCAATACAGTAAGATCTTTTGTGACAGGATGAGGTGTAAAAGACAAATTTATGTCTTTAAACGCTCTAGATATACGTTTTACCGCCATTTAACAGACTTTTTTTATTATTTATACCTATCTTGCGAAGTCTTTCATAATGTAATCATCAGAATCGAAGTAATTTAGTATCCACCATGCAAGTGAACGGGGATTTTTGCTACCACAAGTGAAAATATCGAACGCAACACACTGTTTTTCAGGCCAAGTATGCAAAGCAAAGTGACTTTCGGCAAGTGTAAGGTTAACAGTCACCCCTTGAGGTTCAAATTTATGAAGAAAGCAGTTTAAAAGGGTGTATTTTTCTGCTTTGACTGCAGCTAACATCTTATTTGTAAGATCTTTTGCATTATTCAACTTATCAAAGGGTACATTGTACACTTCAACTAATAAATGAGTGCCCATATGAGCATTTTTCACGTTTTTCATGTAGTTTCTGAATTTTCATTTAAAAATTGAGGTTTTTCTTCCTCTTCATCCTTGTAATATTCATGTCCATCGTACTCACTGATCAATTTACGACCACTTTTCTTAAATTCTTCTGATTTATCCACTTTAATTACCATTTTTTTGTCTTTTAGATTATATTTATCCAATATCTTCGGGTGAAGGGATACCTTTACTCTTTATAAATGACTTACCATTCGTTTCATAGTCCCAATTTTCCTCATTTTTGCGTTCTTTTGATGTTTTCCAGAAATAATTGTCCTCTGAACCCAATCCATCACGGTCATGACCGTTTTCAACCTGATAATATACTGTTGATACCTTAAAATCGGGCACTTTTGGTTCTTCTGGTGTAATACTATTGTCATATATCCTCATTCTGTTGTTTGGATAGAGGCAAAACTGACCATTATCCAGCTCTAAAAGGTTATGAGACTTGTGTTCAGCAGGTTGTTCACTTGTAGAGTAGTCAATTGCGTCTACACTCTCATGATAGTTGTCTAAAGTACAAATATAAGTGCCTGTTTGATTGCCAAAGTCCCTTGTCATCACTTCAAAGTGCATTGAACCGATAAATTGCTTCTGTACTGCCACTACACCATAGTCCATACAGTTCCAAAACTGCAGGTTATGTAATGTCATATCCGGTGTAGGAGTCTCAGGATCAGTTGTAAATGCAGAGATTGGTAACTTATCGAACATTGCAGCATAATCAGGTAGATAGGTTTCAAAGTAAAAAGCCCTACCGGGAATTGACTTGGCAGCAACCCATACCCCCTTTACAAATTCACCATGACCACTCTTATGATCAGTCAGGTATTCTTTTCTTACCCATACTTCATAGGAGGGTAGATTGGCAATTAATGTACTCATCGGTTTAGTTTGCGTTTAAGTTCTTTGGACATCTGTTTAGTTAATTCACTATCAAGGTAAACTAAGTGTTCACGAAGTTTCCTTTCATCTTCATTACCTTCAATGTAATCATACAAATGATCAATGTGCTCTAGGGCATACATTAACTTCGTTTGTTTATTCATTGGCATTTTCTTTTCTCCTTACGAGCCGAGTTACGCGGTTTATTCTTCATCAGTACTCATTTCAACCTTAAATGAACTTGGGTCGTTCTTTCCAGTAAGATAAAACTCAATGGCAAAGTCCTGCATCCGATCAAAACACTCAGATTGTGTCAGATCGGTGTACACCTCTTTACCATCTTGCAGTATCGCATACTTTGTGGTCTTCATATATTTGGGTCGTACTTAAACAATATGTAGATAACAAAGATAAAGGCAATCAATAATATTGAAAAGAATGTAATCATAATTTAAATAATCCGAGTTTTTTCATGTCCGACACGAATTCGAGGGTCGCACCAGATTTCATAACCAGCCTCTTTGGCATCGAGACAGAACGAGACATCTTCGCCACACATATCCTGTACTTGACCAGACTCAAAGACCTGCATCTTTGGAGCAAACCAAGGATAAGGCATTCTCTTCTTACCGTTCTCATCAAAGTCCTCAAAGACTCCCTTCTGTATCAGTAACCAACCGAATCCTGCATAATCCACAGTGAACGGTTTCTTTCTCTTCTGTATAGTATCGAGTGTTTCATGATTCATGACTCCACCATTGTTTGAGAAATCTTCCTCATCTAACCAGTGAGCAACTGATGTAGTACGACCATCTTCAGTACAATACCAACCAGATACAATTGGTCTGATCTTTGAACTATCTACAACAACTTGCTTGTCATTATAAGTAACTGCTTCACTTGGAACTGAGTTAAGGACTAACTGATAGAACTTCTCTGTCGAGAAAACAATATCAGAATCGATCCATAACTGCCAGTCATACTCAAGTTTACCATCCCAAGGTAATTGATCAGGGCCTCTGAGAACATTTGCTCCTAGACACTTACATCTTGCAAAGTTTACCATTGAAGAGTAATCCTGAGATATCTGTATACCTCCACCTGCTTGTACAATATCAAAACATAATTGTACGAAGTTCTTCAAGTAAGTATATGAAACACCTCTACCGGGCAAACAAAATACTATTTTCTTTCCTCTTATTAACTGCTTTGCTAATTCATAATCCCATTCCGGTTCTTGTTGAACAGGTTGTTTGGCTTTCACCTTAAATCCTTTGGCCATAATTGATTCAATGTACTCTTATATTGTAACTCACTGATATCTATATGTCAATAAGCAAATCTCTATGGGCGGTTTTTACTCCTCTTCGTTTTCTTCGATTACTACACTATCGTCATCTATCTTCCAATTTAACTTTGTATCTTCGTACCAACCCATTTCGTTTATAATCCATTCCGGTATAATCGCACAGTATTCACCTGTCGAAACATCAACCTGTATAGAAGTAATTTGGCCACCGGAATTTTTTTGCATATAATAAAATCCTGTCATCGTTTTTATATAGCGAAAAAAAAATTTACAATGAGTGTAATAGTTGTCTCGCTTTCGTAACACTTTATAGATTGGGAGTCCCATGCGTTTTTATAAACCGCCCCCCATAAACGGGGGGACTGGCTGTGTCACGAACGAATGACCCTATGCGAAGATGGGGTCTGCGTACTTACTGCAAGGGTGTGGATTCTCTGGTGAGCAACCAAAGGAAGCAATGAATGTATCTAACTCCTTTACATCCTGTGGGGTCAAGTCGTCAAAGTCAACTGTTGCGATGTGGTCAACTCCCCACTCTGCAACTTCAAATACGAACTCCTCCCAGTCGCAGCATACATGTGCCACGTTTTCAAAACTATCACTCTTAAGTATTCTGTCTGCGATTGCTTTTGCTTTGTTCATAGGGGGGACTCCTTTGTGTATGTACTTATTATAAAAGAGATGCTCACGGATTGCGAGCATCTGAAACAATTGTTTATATTACCAGACTTCTGTTGGTGTGGTGATCTCTTGAATTACTTCATTCATTTCTTTTTGGTCTGCCTCTCCGTAGTCTGCTCCGTCTGGTGTAGAATGAAAACCACACATCACCTGCATTTCAAAAAGAAACTCTGTATAATCCTTACACGCTGCTGCTATGTTGTAAATTGCGGGTTCGTTGTTAATCCATAAGGCACAGTTCCAAGTAGTGTAGTCTGCCCAACCGTTGTAAGTTTGATTTGTCATAGGGGGGAAATCCTTTGTGTATACATCTATTATAACGCATTACTAACTGTGAGCGTGGAAGTTAACAAAACTGAAACATTGGCGGTCTACCAGTTTATAAGTACCGAACCCATTATCAAATACAAATCCCTCTGGGGGTACATAATCCCATTCATACATGGTACGAATGGTAGCTTCATGACAGCAACTGGCCAACATTTGGTGCTTCATGTCATTTACTAACAACCATAAACGGATAAGGTTAATATCACATAGATCCGTGAACTCTTCGGGTATTACCTCTCTCTGTTCACGTATACACGCATTAAGTGCTTTCTTTATCTTTGCTGCCTCTCTTTTGCTGGCAAACTTAACCAGTTGGGCCATTTGCTTTGCAAAGTTTACTTTCTCTTGAATATAAAACCTTTCGCCCTCTTCATTGTCCCAGTAGTCATACTCTGTATTAACGAACGCTTTCGGTTGAATAAATTCACAATACATGGTAGACTGAAGCTGCCCATGCTTTAGGGGTACTGGTGCTGTGTCTCTAATACTGTCATTCCAATCCCCAACATGTACCGTATGAGGAGCCACTATGATATTGGCCATAATGGGTTCGTCAAATTCATACGTTAGAACATTTGGTGTTACTTCCTTTTCTCCTCCATAACCCATAAAGTCACCTTGA